GAATTGGACGGGGTTAGCGCTTGGGAAATGTCCTATGAAGGTCAAATAACGCATATCAGGTTGACCAGCAACACCATTTTGGAACTGGAACACATCTCCTGAGAACACAGCATGAGTATCGCTAGCTGTAGCACCTGAGAATGTGATTTGGGTCACGTTCTGGCCTGTAGGATCATTAGTAGAAACTACAGTCAAGGTTTGCTGGCTAACACCAGTTGTGCCTGAAACGTGGATTGGCATTAAGTTTGACTGATAGTAACCAACCAAAGGTGTACCAAAGTCCCCGATTTCCCAAGACATTGCGATTTCATCATTACGATGTGGGACGAACTGGTTTAAGCCATTCCCAACCACTGCTGGAACTACGGTATCAGGCAGGTAAACCTTGATTCCTTCTGCGACTGAGCCATAGTTTTTGAAGAACATTATGGCCTGGGCTAGTTGTTGATAACTGGTCAAACTGGTCGAACCGTTACCAAAATACCTATAAGGACCACTAAATGTATTTAAAGTACCATCTATTTGGCTTCTTACAGAGCTGTCCCAGTTTTTAGCAACATTGCCCTCTACTTGTGTAGCTAGTTCAGCAATGAAGGACTTACCAAAGACACGCATGTAATCTTCTTCGCCCTTCTCTAAGTTGAAGATACGTTGTTGTGAAGTTACAGTGAACGAACTGTTGTTAGCTTGGTCAGCTGCCAATGTCTGAACACGCTGTACAGCAGGTTGGAAGCTAGCTACAAGGCCTGCAACAGTAGTTGCTCTAGGGGGTAGGTCAAATGTAACAACCGAGCCTAAGTTGGCTTGGATTTGGTCGAAATCTTTGAAACGAGTATTAGCTGTACTAATATGACAGCATAAGTTTTGCAGCAGCGCCAAACCTGAACGTTGGTAGGTTTGCACCTGTTGCAAAATATTTGTAGGGAAAACAGCCATGTTAATTGCTCCTAACTTTAGTCCATTAAGTTAAGATTCAGTGGTGTCTAGACTTTGTAACGAGCCTTATAATCACGTACCGACAAAGTAGCACCCGATGAATCCGTTCCGGTGTTAGAAGGTCGTTGTTGTGACAATGGTGGTTTTGGCTGCTTGCTACTTGCGGCCGATTCATTGGCTTTAATTGAATCTGAAAGCCTCTTAATCTCGAAAATAGCATCTTGCGGGTTATGGCCACATAGTTGTTCTATTTGGCTTAGCTTGGTTCTGTGTTGGGCTAGGTCATATAGAACGTCATGCGAATTGTCCACGTGGTCGGCTAGTAGCTGGACTACGTTTGGGTAGTAGCGCATGTCTAAATTGCCAGTAACAGCCTCAAAGTCCTGATACTTCTCTTTTCCAGGTGAGATTTTTTCTTTATAAGCCGCTACTATGCGTTCTGCTGTCTGGGCATCTGTGCGTTCCTGGGTTTCTTTAATCCAAGCTTCACGTTGCCTTTCTAGCTCTTGGCTAGTCAACTTTCTAACGTCCTCTTCAGAAAGTGTCTTTGTAGTCTGTGCCTGAACTGGCGCTGCTTGTTGGCTTTGCAACTGCCTTCTAGCGGTTTCTGCCGCCTCTTGCCTAACTCTGCCTACAATCTCGTTTAGTTCAGATTGCTTAAAAAGTCGCTCTTGTGGAGCTGTATCTACCTGTGTCTGTGAATTATCAGACGCAGTGGTTTCTACACTGTTGTCCATAACAATTAGATCCTTCTAGCTGTTTCCCCGCCACGGTTATGCCCTACGTCCTGTAGGTATCGGATTATTCCGCCATCACGCTGTGTTCCTCGCTGTAACGCACGAGTCTCGTTTTGTGGAAACTTGTCCTTAAGCCGATCCATGGCTCGTTTCCACTGTTCGACTTTATTAGGTTAAAAGAAAAACCCATATACAATTGGGTCTATATGTCCCTAAGTTATCCCTCCTTAGCCTTGGCGGGACAGTTTCGGCATGTTATATATTTAATAGGTCATTGAAGGACAACAAAGGCAAGGAAGGGCAGGTATGTTTATTGACGGACAGAAGTACATAACAGAAAAAGAGGTGGCTCGCCATTACGAAAAGTCTGTAAAATGGGTCAAACGAATGCGATATGACAATAAAGACTTTCCACACTATAAATTAAATGGTCGAGTATTGTTTATATTGGAACAGGTTGACGTTTGGATAAAGAAGCGCTTACGGGCTATGGGCAAGATTAGGTAAGGAGCGACCCGGGACTTAAGGGAAAAGGAGTCGGAAAAACCTTAAGTCCCAAGCTGCAATTACAGTATAGTATAACCAATTAGGATTGTACCATTTAGGTTCGTTGCCGCAGTGTTGTTATAGATTGTCAACGTTGCGGTTCCTGCACCTGGGGCAAACGTAAAGGTTATATTCTGAACTGTGTTTGTCCCGCCTTGGATAGTGAATGTACCCACTGAAGTTGAAGAAATATGAGTATTTGTCCACGTAATGGCATAAGTTGCACCGCCTGCGGTCGTCAATGATGAAGTTGTAATAACGCCTGCATTCCCGCTAGCAGTTACCGCATTTGCAGCTTCCACCCCATTTGCTTTTGCAAGGTTTAATTGACTTCCAGTTGCCATTGACTGGGAGCCACTATCAAGCAGGAATTTAGCAGTTGCAGCCCCAGGGTCTGGGATTGAAATTACGGATGATTGTCCCATCGTGCTATTGCTAATTGTGGTATTAAAAGCACCACCTGCATTAACGGCAGCTAAAATTAACTCACCATTGGCAACAGTACCAGGGAAAGACGCCACCGAACCTGCTGTACCCGAAAGTCCTGCTTGAATATTGCCACCATTGATTGCGGTCGTTGCATCTTCACCTAGGTTTCCTGTGGTGTTTGTAAACACGGCAATATGATTAGCAATTGTTGGGGAAGTGAAGGTAGGCAAGCTTGCTGCTGAAACGCCAGAATCCACCATTAAGCCACCAGTGCCACTAGCAACTGGAAAATTACCAGAAACAAACGGTGTTGCTGTAGCGCCTACTAGAAACCTACCAGCGGCATTTGCAGGGTCTGGTATGCTTACAACGCTGGCTTGTCCCATGGCTACATTTGAAATTGTTGTTACAGTATTACCACTATTAGCAACTGCCGTTAAGCGCAAACTACCTGTGGCAGCTGTACTAGGGAAGCTTGCTAAAAATCCCGCCGTACCCGAAAGTCCTGCTTGAATATTGCCACCACTAATCGCAGTTGCAGGGTCTTCACTGATAGTACCTGTGGTGTTTGTGAATGTTGCAATATGGTTTGCAATAGTAGGAGTAACAATTGCACCAGGCACAGACCATTCCGCCAATGTGATTACACCGCTATTGCTAATGCTTACTGTAAATGTAGCATAGGTTCCAGACTGTGTTTGTGGATTAAAAGAATACAGCACTTGCAATATATCTGTAGGCGCTATGGGGTTTGATTCTAGGTTTACTTGGTTTAGATATCCTGCGGTCGTCACAGTTGCAAGATTGTCTCCAAATACGGCGAATTTCTGGTTAGGAAACACGCCGACCATGCCAGGTACTTGCATGGGAAGTTGGTAAATTGTTGCCATCGAACGTTCCTTGTTCTATAATTGAGATTATCAATATAACATAACTTTAAAAAATGATAAAAATTTGTAAAATTTCTAATTGTTGTAAAAATGTAGAAAAAGAAAATAGTATTTGTTCGATGCATAGGGCAAGGTTTAAAAGACATGGATCTTATGAACTTCCAAAAAAATTAATGTTACCTAATGGGATTTATAAGATTTGTAGAAATCATGGTAGTCTCACTTTACATCAAGTCTACACAGAAATAGCTCCTTCGGGAAATAAGATATATATTTGTAAAATATGCAAATTACAAAGATGTCAAAAATACTTAGCGAAAGACCCTTTAAAAATTTCAGAAAAAAGAAAGCTGTATGAACAAAAAAGGAAAAGGAAAGAAAACTACACAGAATTAAGAGATACAGCTGTTTTTAAGAATTATTTAAGATCAAAATTTGGAATTACGCTTGATCAATATGAATCAATGGTAAAAGAACAAAAAAATTTATGTTTAATCTGTAATGGTATTGAAAAAGACAAAAAGAAAAAAAGACTTACTATAGATCATTGCCATTCAACTAATAAAGTGCGCGGACTACTATGTAGTGCCTGCAATACTCTTTTAGGAATGGCAAAAGACAATATAGAAATATTGCAAGCTGCTATAGAGTATTTATGCCTTTCTAGGGGTCATTGAATCACCAGGCCTAGAAAAATGGTCACCATCTAGGCGGTCATGTCTCCATCCCTTGCCCATTGCACCATGATGGCCTTCACAGTCTTTGGGGTTATATTCGCTCTTGCGTTGCTTGACGCGTTCAATGCCCTCTTGGTGGTGGTCTTTGA